AATATGTGTAAGAATCTTGTTGTTTAGTTTTACATTGTAGAACACACCACCTACAACTATGCAATTCTTTATGTCATACTCATCAAGAATGCGTGTCATCGATATTTCAAGAGATTGTTGAATCAGATAAGCAATCATGACACGTGCTTTAAATGAATCAAACAGAATTTCAGTTTCATTGCATGAGTTCATTAAAACTTCTTCAAACCATGAGTGCCACCAATTCTTCACAATATTAAGGTTGTCAAAGTTTATTAAATCATGCCCATTTGAAATGTATCCATTTTTGTTGAGCCTTGCATTCTTGAGATGTTCAACAGTTGACTCGATGTAATAGTCAAGTCTGTCAATCTCTTCTAAATCACAATATTCACCAATATGAGCTTCATAACCAAGATATTTGTACTCGTCTTGGTTTTCCTTCATTCCTGTGAATGACGTTGCATATTGGTACATAAGACCAAAAGAAGCTGGGTAATTACGTACAGAAGTAACTAAATCCAAAGAAGTAGAATCGAGTTTTGTTTTGTAGATTGAAAGTACTTCACCATTTGTACCAAATCCGTCTGCAACAATGACATGAATATCTTCACCTTTCATATGCTCACCAACTTTGAAAACATCATTAGTATGTGCATGGTACTTAAAGAAAGCCAATGCAGAACAAGCATGAGCATCATGGTGTGTATCAAGTGAATCGCAAAATGATATATTTTCTAGTGTAGTGAATGCCAAAAGATTAGCCATGTCAATTTCAGTCATGTATTTACTTGGCTTGAATTTATGACCTGACTTATCGCAGTCAAACCAATGAGAGATATACACTTTACAACCTTGCATATATTGCATGCCGAGTACTTCTGCAATTTTGAATATTGCTCCACTTGGAAAAGCACTTGACGACTTGATACCGTCAATACGTTCTTGCTCATAACCAATTATCCTGGTTCCGTTATAATACACTAAGATGGCACTTGAATTATGGCCGAGAGTAATAAGAAGTGAGTTTTTGATTTGCATTGTTGTAATTTTATACTGCTAATATAATATATATAAATGACATGAAAAAATTATTTCATATTTATTATGGAATTTTAACTCTTATTAAGAAAATCCATTGACATATTTACTGACCTTAGCTTTAATAGCACTTAGGAGAGTTTCTTGCTTTCTGTCTTTAGCTTGGATAGCCTTCATTACATCTTCGTCATGAGTGTGTTCAGCAATTAAATGGTGAATTATAACATGCTTATCTTGACCTTGTCTGTATACACGGCTATTAAACTGCTGATATAACTCAAGACTCCAGTTAACAGAGAACCATACAATTAGACTTCCGCCACGTTGCAAATTAAGGCCATGACCTGCAGAAGCTGGATGGGCTAATAGGACTTGAATCTTACCATCATTCCAGTCATTGATGTCTTTACTTGTTTTCAATTCACGAGGTTTATACTTTTCTAACCGCTTCATAATACGGTCACGGTCATGCTTATAATTCCAAGCTACAAGGACACTTTGCCCGTTTGCATCTTCAATTATTTCTTCAAGAACATCTAACTTCTGGTCGTGTACAACATGGTAGTCATGATTTTCATCGTAGATAGCTCCATTTGCATACTGTAATAACTTGTTTGATAGTGCAGCAGCAGTTAAGGCTGTAATCTGTTTTGGCTCTTCAGTTTCAAGTATGTATGGCTCACCATTCTCGTCATACATAGTAATAACTTGTATGCCTTCGTCTGGCCCACCAAATAAACTTATGATATTTTCTTGTTCAAACTTGTTATAAGACTTCTGTACGTCTGACGTAAGGACCACAGGAATAAAGTTGTCTGTCCTCATTGGCATTTGTAAGTAATCAAAAGACTTCATACTGATACAAATGTCTTTAATCTTTTCAGTAATTTTAGCTTCACTGTCAGTGAGAAGTTTATATGAATATACAACATTACCTACGGTTTGGCCAGCTCTGAAATATAGTTCTCTGTATCTTGATATTGTCTTTTCAAGACGTTCACCTCTGTCAATTAAATAGAGTTGCGCCCACAAATCTATAAATCCATTGGAGGCTGGCGTACCTGTTAGACCTATTACACGTGTAAGTGATGTACGTACATTCTTTAATACTTTGAACCGTTGCGCTCTATGACTTTTGAAACTACTAAGTTCATCTAACACAAGCATGTCATAAGGTAGTTTAAGACCACCAAATAAGCCACACAGCCAAGCAATATTATCACGAGATATGATATATACTTCAGCTTTAGCATTGATTGCTTCCATGCGTTCTTTCTGTGAGCCAATAATCTTAGAGAACTTGAGATGCTTTAAATGGTCCCACTTTTTAGCTTCTTCTTCCCATACTGTTTCAGCCACCCTTTTAGGCGCGACGATAAGTACATTCTTAATCTCGAGTTCTTCATATAAGAGCTTATTGATAATAGTAAGAGTAATAACAGTCTTACCAAGGCCCATATCAAGGAATAAGCCTGAATACTTATTTTGCATACCGTGGTCAACACATTGTAACTGATAATTATGTAAGTCCTTTTCATTCATACTTCTTGAGTGTTGTTTTTACCTTTTCTACAGTATCAAGTACATACACATCAAAGCCTAAATCTATTATCTTCTTGTGCACCCACTTTTGTATGTCTTTTGGCTCATCTCCAGTTGACTTTGTTTCAACGAAGAATATTATTTTACCAGGAAGTAGTATAAGCCTGTCAGGCAATCCCATAAAGAATTGAGTAAGTAACTTTATGCAAAGTCCTTTCATTTTCTCAACATCTTCACGAAGAGTTCTCTCAACTACTTTCTCACTTTCTTTCTTCATTTAAATTCTGCATGACAACCATCATCAATAGCTGCAAAGTATAAGTTAGGATGGTCACTAATTTCAAATTCAATCATTGCCAAATTGGCTATATCAACTAGATATTCTGAATTACCAGTTTTCTCAAATAAATCGAGTCTTTTACGAATAGAAGAAATTCTGTCAATCTTGACTCCATTCTTCTTGTTATCCTGCCATTTGCCATACCTGAATGTACCGAGTACCATTCTATTGGCCATGTACTCTACAAACTGTTCTGACATCTGAGATTTGGCTAACTCGTCAAAATCAAGTGTTACCTTAATTGGCTCTTGCAATTCTGGCATTCCACACTTCCATCTCCACAAGTTATTAAGATAGTGTCCCTGTGTGCTCATGCTAATACTCTATATCTTCAAATACTACTGGGATAGCAAATGCTAACTCATCTAATAGAGGACACATAATTTCTCTCATTTGAGGATGAGCAGCTTTTGATGTACGTTGCTTGAAGATAGTTCTCCATTCACGTAAATTTGCAGTAACGATAATTTCAGTCTTTGTACTATTTGGAAGTACTGACCGTGCTTGTTGAGGAGTCCAACCGAGTTTGATGAGCATCTGATAGCTCTCTTCAGCAATCCTCATTGCCTGATTCCAAACTTCAAGTTCTGCTTGACCAGCATTAAGAAGCCAAAAAGGAAGTATGAAAGCAACTCCACCTTTGTAGTTACAGTAACGAGTACTTTCTTGTGAGAAACTTGCTATTCTGTGACGTACAATTTCATGTGACACACCACGGTCACAAATAAACCTCACAGAGATTTTCTCATGTTCAAGAACACTTTCATGCCCTTTGTTGATTAGCATGTGAACAAACTTACTCGCACTTTCTGGAGTAATCTTTTCTTCACTTTTGTAACAAACTCTTCCAGCCATTTCCAGAGACTTCAGAATGGCAGCACCATCAATTGGTGATAGGATTTCGTAATTAGGTTTAATCAATTCCATGTTTTGTTGCTGTTTAAAATAAGTGTAGGTTCAAATAGGCTATTTTAGGACATTTTAATTAAAAGTAATATAATTGTAAAGGTTTATGGTTTAAACTTAAATTTGGCTACTTTCTACTATTCCGGAAAGGCTTTAACTACTAAGTTTAATCAATTCGTCTTGAATAAAATTTCTGTTTGCCATAAAACCCAAAATTCTTAGTTGAGTTATTATACTCCCAAGTATGCATTGTTTTCATTATGTCATTTATTTCTCGTGTGTTATAGCGACTCATTTCTTCTTTTGGCTTTCCTAGACATTCACACCAGATTTCAGCTATACAAACATGCATCCTTTTTATCTTTTGCTCGGTTAGCGGGTCAGTAAGTGCGCGTCTACGGTCATCCAAATCTTTATCACTCCAATCACTTGGAAGTAATTTATTTAGATAGTCTTCTACAATGCCTTTGCGTTCATCCATTGCACTGTGCTTATGCTGTTCAGTACGTGCAAACTCTTCAGCTTCTTTGCTCATGTACAGTAATTCGCCTAATTTGTAATAGTGTACAGCTTCAGCCCATATTTGGTCAATTTCTGCAGTTGATAGGTCTTCCCATATATCTTTAGTAGCTTTATTCAAGCATACGTCAATAGGAATAAAACGTCTGTTACCTGACGGGTCATTAAGGAAGTCTGCACTATTTGTAGTACCAAAGAAAACACATTGACGTTTATATGTTTCAACTGTACGTCCATAAGCAGGACGATACATATCTTCACATTTAGTTATGAACTGTTTGATAGTTTCTGTTTCAGCTTTGCGTAATCCAGAAAGTTCAGCCATTTCAATCAACCAAGCGCCTTGTATTTGTTCAAAAGCTTCTTTACCTTGTACTGTCAAGAATGTATCTGAAAACCACTGTTTGCCTAACTTCTTAACGAATGTAGATTTACCTGTACCTTGACCACCAACCAAAGTTAACACTAAGTCAAATTTAGTGCCAGGAGCATATACACGTGCAACAGCTGCACATAGAGGCTTCCTAATTGCTTCTGCTGTATACACATTTTTAGGTGCACCAAAGTAGTCTACAAGTAAGTTATCTATTCTAGAGACTTTGTCCCAAGTTAAAGAGTCTAAGAAGTCTACAATTGGGTGAAATGCATTGCGTTCAAACTCAAGTGCTAATGAGTCATCAATCTTTGAACTTGCAGATATTTCATACACAGACTCTACATAGTTACGTATACCTGAATAATCAACATCACGAAGTGGTTCAGGAGTACTAATTATACGCCAAGGCATAGATTTTGTTATATACCTCTTGTTATCAAATCTATTATATTTGAGTGAATCTTTTAGATTTGTATCGTTCTGAACAATTAAGTTGATATTTGGGGCTGTGCTTAAGTATGTGCCACGTGTATCGAGCTTTAAATCAGTAATCCAAGTATCTTCTGCTGTGAATTTTGTGTCATACTCACTTGCATTTAACTTCTCATTTGCAATCAACAACTTGACATTATCATCTTTAAGCACAAGTTCTTCCATGCGCTTAAAACTCTTTTTGTCTGTATCCTTCTTTTCAGTTCCAGAGTCTAAGTAACCATATTTGTGAATACGAACTAAATCAAAAGCATTTGAAGTTCTGTTGCAACAAGGGTCTGTGCCATGATGGGAATATGCAAATGTATCGTCATAGATTATAAGGCCACCAGCTGTTGAACCTTTCGTGTACGTGTACCTATCTTCTGTATTGAAAACGTATACTTCATTAAGGAATGTTTCAATTGCATCTTTAATGCCATAAGTACGGCAGAACATTCCAATTACACCTTTCTTCTCACGTGGGTCTTCTTGCTTATCAATGTTTTCCTTTACATTCTTGTCAGCAACTTCTGCAGTTGGCCATTTTGAAGTATCATGCCAATCTTCATACATAGCAAGAACGTCGTCAGCATCAATCCAGGGACCGTCTTGCATGTCAGAATAATAGTCAATATCAATTGGAGTTGATGGCCAGAACATTAGTCTATTGACCTCAAATGTTGTGTTGTCGAATAGGTCAATTCCTATTTGACCAGCTACCCAACGAGATATAGCCATATACTCTTCTGAAGAGACTTCACGACTAATAGGCATTACAAGTCTATATCGTGGAGTTTCTTCTGTATATTTGTGCGTGCCATGTATTACAGCAGCATTATTGAATTTGTCACAGAAGTTAGACCATAAATCAATATCCCCAAAGTCAATGTCTAGAGTTATTAATTGACGTGATGCAATGTTTTGTGGGTTACGTCTTCCATTACGTATAAAACCACCTACATACCCACCAACATCTTTGATTTTAGTTTGGTCTTCTTTTGAAGCATCTATGAATTGCTTATATGTTTCAGAAGTCTTATATTCTGTGCATAGTCTAGTTGCTAAACTACTCCAGAATATACGTTCATTCTTCCACGTTTTTGTCTTTGCACTGAGTCCAGTAGCAATGTGTATGGCACCATCAAAATCCATATTAGTCTTTAAGATAAAAGTCAGTTACATAACCGGAAGCTTTAAGAACTAATCCTGGTGCCCAAGATAAGTCTTCTCCCATAATATCACACATTTCCTGAAGTTTGACTTTTGTGTCAATTCCTTCTGTAGGTACTTCCGTTATTGCTTCATCATGTACATGCATTACTGTGTTAAAACCTTTTGCTCTTAAATTCAACATTGATTGTCCGAGAATGTCACGTGAAATTGCTTGAACTATATTTTCAGTTAACTTACCACCGTAAGTGTCTACTCTACCCCAGAATTTTGTTTCTTGATTAATACCTTCGTAGCTTACACATGGAGTTCCTTTATCATTTGTGATTACTTTCGCATTCCAGTAATAAAGGTTATGCCCACTAGGAAGTGTAATAATCATGCAGTTATCCTGCATTGTAAACTTAATTTGCCTAAATGGACTAACTACAGTTTTCCTGTATTTTACACATTCAACAGAACATTCGTCTAAGTCAGCCCATAATTCAACAATCTTTGGATTATTTTTACGCCACAGTTTTACTATATGCCACATTTCAGCTTCAGATAACCCCATCTTTTCACCACCCATACGTTGCATTGCACCTAGAGCACCTTGATACCCAAGTGCCAACTCAGCATTCTTACCTCTCATTCTATACTCAGAATCTTTAGTAACTAACTCTATTGGCACATTAAACATTATAGATGCAGATGCTTCATATATTTTACCATGAGTAGCAAATACTTCCATTCTCCATTTTTCATCGGCTAACCAAGAAAGTACACGAGCTTCAATAGCATTAAAGTCGGCAACCATAAATGTATGACCTTCTTTTGCTATAAAAGTAGTTCTTACTAGTTGTGATAAAGTATCTGATACATCATCAAATAACATTTCAAGCAATGGGCCATTATTGTTTTTAACAGCATTGCGTGCCATCAGTAAGTCATCATGGTCTTCGAAATGGTTCTTAGAAAGGTTTTGCAATTGGACTAACCGTCCTGCCCATCGTCCAGTTCTATTTGCACCATAGAATTGGAATAAACCACGCGTTCTGTGGTCTCTACCAGCGCAGTTCAGCATTGCAGCATATTTCTTTACTGATGACTTACTCATCATCTGACGAGCTAACAAAACAACCCTAACATTCTCATGCTCACATTCCTCAATCAGTTTTGGTATCTCTGCTTTTGCCAATGTTGATATGTCTTTTCCCATGGCTTTAGTTAACCACGTCTTGAGTTGAGCTGGACTGTTAGGGTTGCTTAAGTGCGTTATTTGTCTTACAGTGTCTGAAGTCTTTTCAATAAACCATTCATCAATCATGGTAGCATTCTTTGCCATTTGCATGTCAACTAGAATGCCTCTGTCATTGATTTCTTGGTCAAGTATATAGAGTTCTTTATCAAATTCTGATATTTCAAATTTGTCAAGCATCAAGATTATTTCTCTTTCTGCTTCAACGTCGACCATGTTATAGTCTTTATACATTTGCCATTTACCCAAATCATCCATCGGATAATTACGTGTACGCTTTCTATTTGAGATAGTGGGCTTACAAGGCATTGAAAAGAAACGTATTAGATTTTTACCAGTATCAAGTTTCTTGTTCTTCAAATCTAATGCTTTAGAAACTTGGTCTAGTCCGAATGGTAAGCCACAACTTGCAGCTTTAATCATTGAACAGCGCCATTGGTCAATAGAAATGTCGTAGCCTATTTTCCTAAGAGATACACGTTCAAATGTGGCATTGTGCGCCCATTTCTCGATTGTATCATCGAAGAATGCTTCTTCAAGTTCTTCCGGTATTTCTTCTCCTAAGGCTAAGTCAACACAAACTACTGGACTATTGTCGAATGCATAAGATAGTATTAGTACCTCAAAGTCTGGTGACTCGACATATTTATAAAGTCCTGATGTTTTTAAGTCAACTGAAGAAAAGGTTTCTATATCTAAATATACTCGCTTAATCATACAGTATTTAATTTGTCAGTTGCAGTGGAGCAAGGACTCGAACCTTGCATTGTAATTCGTGTGTTATGGTGACTACACCAGTGAAGCGCTATTTGTAAAAAAGCTTACCTCCTGCACGAATCTGCATCCTTATGCTATTCCACTTTGTGCTTGATTGCTTAACATTTAATCAGCACAGCCATTTGATTTACATCAACGGATCGGAGAAGTCGTCTTCAGGTGTAGAACCACCGGAAAGGCGTGTACCAGCTTTGAGTTTTTGCACGTTGTTCAAACCAGCAGCAATACCTTTGCTACCTGCTTGGTTGTATGCGTAGAAATTGATTGAAGCGCGGCCAATCATGCCAGAGTAAATTTCATTCGGGTCAATGATTGGTTCGAGGTTTGCATCAACAATACCAGGAGGGTTGGTACTTTTTGCATTGACGAACACACAACCAGCGAATGCTGCATCGTCTGGACGGTCAGTGTCACCATCACGCAAAGGAATTGCAAGTTTTGCAGGTACTTTACCACCAAGAGTAGCAATGCCAGCATCAGTTGCTGCTTGAATCGCTGCTTTGATTTTGTCAATGGTTTTGGTGTCGGACTTTGGAATAACGATTGCTACATTGTACTTCAGTGCATCACCTTCCTTCATTGCTGTCGGTTTGAGAAGGTTCACATAACAGAATGTGACTTCTCCAGTTGTAATCTTTGTTGTAATTTCAGTTGCCATAACAAATAAAAATTTGATGTTTATAGATAGAAAGAGAATTAATCTTCATCAGCGAAATCACGCTGAGCTTGAGAGATACCCAATTCAGGGCGTTTATCAGTAAGGTCAACAAGAGTTGGTTTGCCTGATGGTTTAATAATGTAATTGCTAAGCAAAGACTCAAAACGCTTTTTACCAAGCACTTTCTGAATATTGGTTATGCCTTGCAACTTAGTTTGGTAAACATCATCAGCTGACAAATCTTTTTGTGAGAGTAGTATTTCTGCTACTTTCTCTTCATTGGCAAACTTGCGTCTGCTAGTGCCTTCTACCAGTTTAAATCCTGGCCACTTTTTGCCATTGTTGATGGCTAGACTGAGTGCATAATCTTTAACAGAATTGCCCCATTCAATCAACATATTGACCTGCAAAAGAATGTCAGAAATCTCATCATCAGTCAAGAGACTTGGTTCCCTGAAGTCATCCTTTGCAAGTTCAATATTATGCTTGTATATTTGAGTACAACGGCTCTTTACATTACAGAATTTACACCATTCACCAACAACTAAATCACCTTTACCTTCAAAGGCAATCATCGCACGTTCCTTCAGTTCGTCATTTGCCCATGCATACAAGTCAGCTTTGGTCATCGTGAATGAAGAAATGTTGTTGCGTCGTGGTTGCACAATTGTCATTACAATCTGAGTGAAGTCGTATGCAAGGTCGTACTTAAGCATAACACCCAAGGCATATAACATCAACTGCTTGTTCTTTTCAGCACTTACAGAGACACCTTTACCGTACTTCAAATCTATAATTTCAATTGTCTCGTCTGCAATAATTGTGCAGTCAATTGAACCTTTACCTCCAGGTACGTATCCAGTCAATTTTACTGATTGCTCAACAAGCATGACGGCACCTTGCGTCTTAGCCTTTGCTTCATTAAACTGTTGTTCACAGTATTCAACGTACTTCGGTACTTCTTCAAACATTTCGTCTGAAAATAACCTGTGATTAATGATTGCATCAATCTGTTGGTCAAATACATCTTTCGTTGTTTCACCAAGTACATCATACTGAAGGTACGCTTGACCTAGTTCGTGTGCAAGAGTTCCTTCTAGTGCGAAGTCACTCGTAGAGAACTCACCATATTCAGCTTCTAGTTTAGCACTTGGAGTGCAGTTCCACCAGCGTGATGAGCCAGAACATGAAAGCATTGAGTGCTCTCGTTCTTCATGGTTGATTACATTCTTTACCATATTACAAAGTTGCCATGTAATCGTAAATAGCTTTGTAATGTTTTGGTTCAAGCGTTGTTATGCTCTCTGCATTTAATTCACGCAGTTTGTCAAAAATCTTTTCACGATTATTGTCAATGCTAACTTTCTCTTGTAGCATAGCACGTACTTCTGAAATCTTCATTCCATCGTGCTCCTTTTCAGCAGGTTTGTCAACTGGCTTTTCAGCAACTTTCTCAACTGTCTTTTTAGTTTCAACTACTTTCTCAGTTGGCGTTTGCTTAGTTTCTGTCACACTTTCTGTAACAGACTTTTTGATAATTGAAGATAAATCGACATGGTCACCTTCTTCTTTTGCAAAAGCAATTCTTGCCATGAAGTCAAGTAGTGCTAGCACATGAAGCGGGTTGGTCGTGTCAATCTGAAAGGTGTGTGTAGTAATCATAATTTTGTTGCCTTTAAAATTATTTGTTTAGAAATCTTGCGATTTGTTTGTCTAACTCTAAAATGTACTCATTTAGTGAAATCATCTTTGCACTAATAAGAATATCATCTACAAGTTCGTCATTGAAAGTGAGAGTTGTTTTGAATGACTCAATATTGAACTTGGCTGTAAAAGCGCCACGTGTCATTATGAGTACATTATTTTTAATCGATGCACCTCTCCAACCTTTATTCATGTATAGGTCCTGAGTGTTGATTGACAAGTAATCAGCAAGCACATTCAATTGGTCAGAGTCAAGTTTAGTTTGACCTTTCAATATCCTGTCCAAAGCTGGTCTTGGGAATTTATTATCAGGAAATAATACTTTACACATTGCATTGAGGTCAAGATTAAATTCCTCTACAATTAGACTTAAATCGATGTGTGCCATTGTCTGTTTGAATTTTGTTATGCAAATATAAAAATAAATTTTAAAAGTAAAAAACAATTAACATTATTTAACTAAAAATAATTTTGTTAACACTTGACTATTTGCATAAACAGAGATAAACAATAAACTATATAAACAACAATTTCCAACTTACTATGCGATAATTAATTATTACTATTTAACTATTTATTTTATAAGTAGAAAGTTTATATGCTTTATTGTTTATTTTGTTTATTTGCTTTTAAAGTATTGATTTAGTTGCACTTACATGTAAACAAAGAATTGTTTCAATTGTTTACTCTTGTTTATTAGAACTTATATTTAAGTCCAAATTGATGATATGAAGATGCATGCAAATCTATATTGTAATTGTACTCTAGACCTAAGTTATGATAGAATATGCCACAGCCTATGTTTGCATAGTTGAGTGTATTGTATCCAGCTGAAATGAATGGTATGAAGGCAGGCACTTTGGTTATTGTTGTTTCTTTCTCAATTGGAGTAAACTCATAGCTCATTCCTTTTAATTCATTGTACTGCACTTTTGCATCAACTACAAGTCTGCCATTTTTGTTATCAAACATTAAACTCTTATACTTGTTTTCTTTTATATAATTAGCAATTATTTTTGCTGTATCAACCTTCAATGTTATATACTCTACACCACCTGGTAACTTAACTGTGTCAGGCGTTAGTGGGAGTATTGGATTTGCAGGTACCTCTACTTTGTATGGGACCAGTTTTTCTGAATAAATAGTGTCACGTACAGTTTTACCATGTTTGTACACAACCTTTACACTTGGCTTGACTTCTGATCGACCAATGAAGAAACTTATAACTAACCCTAAGATAAGGCAAAATAGTAATTGCCAGATGTTGTTTTTAATATACTTGAACATGAGTAGGTCGTTTTAGGCTATTTTATGACATTTTAATAAAAAGTAATATATTTATAAAGGTTTATGGCCTAAACTTAAATTTGGCTACTTTCTGCTATTATGGATAGGCTTTATATATATAAATATTGACCAACAATAAACGAAATATGCAGTCTACTCATATTATTAAGCAGACTGCATATTTGCTGTTTTAAACTGGACTTTCAAGAGCTTGTACACGTTCATCCAATTGATGTACAAACTCTCCTAGTATTTCGAAATCAGCAAGAGTTGTATATGTATCAGATGTAGCAACTTTTTGCAAAAGTATTATTACTTCAAGTAATATCTCACCTACTGCACTGCCCTGTTCAGAAACTTCGTTTTCAATCTTTTCCATAAGTTCTTTAACGGTGTATGCTACTGCTGTAGAACTAACTGTTTCATCTGAATCAGGGTCAGTCAGCGTGACTACCATTGTTTCTGTAGTGTCAAGTCCAAGTTCGTCAGGAACTGAAAATACAACTTGACTCAAGTTGGCAAAGTTAGCACTTACTGAATGCTTGTCAACACTTACAATCAGATCGTCAGTATCAACAAAATCAGTCATGTCAACTTCTGGAGAGAATGAAATGTAACACAATAGCGCGACAGTACCAAAGTCTTGACGCTCTGCATCAATGACTACTAAAGGAAGTTTATCTTCAACATCAGCAAATTCAAACTCATCTTTGTATGAATCTGACAAGTACTTATTGTATTCATACTCGTTACGTACAAAGTGAATACTAACAGAATTAATTTTTTTCATTGTTTTTGGATTTATTTTGTTCGTGACTTTGAGCATAAGTTACAATTGCTGTAGATACCGCAATTATGAGACCAGCACAAATCTCAACTGCGAGTGGTACTTTAAAACCAAGTGTACCAAGTGTTACCCACCCGGCCGTTACAGCTCCAGCAAGATTGCCCCACTGGTTACGAATCTTTTTCCATTCTTTTGGCGTTGGCGAGAATAATCTCTGGAACCAATTCTTTTTTGTTTTCTTCATACATTAAAAAATTTAAGTACTCCTGTTGTAAATAGTGTTGCTTCTGTCTTTCTTCGGTAGACTAAACCGTCAAGTGGTATTTTGCTTCCTTGGCCAGTTATATAATGTGTTGTCCACCATTTGTATAGTTCAGCAGACTTTGCGTTTATGAGTGCAGTCAAAGTTTCTGAGTAACCACAATTAAAATAGAAAGCTTGTAGCGCCTCTAACTGATAGTCAGTAAGCTTAACTGCAATTTTGCGTGCAATAAGAAGATTAACAGACCTTACGTCTAATTCTAATTGCTTTTGCGCTTGCTCAATTGTTGTTATTCTTGAGGTTGCATACGCGATTGCTTTATACTTTGGACCAATAATGAACTTACCTTTTGAGTTTACCATTGCATGTCCCCAACCTTCTGTCCAAATACCAGCAGGGTCCATTTTAGGTTGAAGACCAATAGCCTTCAAATCGCCATCATGAAGACTCTCATAATGTTTTATAACACTGAACTTTTCCATTATTCTTTTTGTTTTATACTACCACATTTGCTGTCATTCATAACTTCATATTTGCATCCTACACTATTTGTCTTGTCATCCATATAGTCTACAATGACCTTTGCAACTTCACCAAGGTCTTCTTTGTTAGCAATAATCTTGCCTGTTAGGTGTAGTAGCCGGTCATATTCAACCTTATCTTCAGCTTTCTCAAATATTGACTTCAATTCTATTAGTCCTATACCTATAGAACCAAGCATTGTGATAATTGGTATAAGTGGTATATTATATCCATAGTACTTGCCCAGATACCATACGCCAGCCATTTGCATAGCATCAATCACTGATAATGCTATTAAAGTGTTGTAGTACTTTGCAACTTTGTCTACCGTCCTACGAAATCCGTATGAAGAACGAATGATGTTCTTCTTTTTAGCTTTACGTACACCTGACCAAAGGTCTGTTAAAATCATCACAAGGACCATGATGTATAAACCAAAGGTCATCCAAAGTACTACAAAAATTCGCTCCATTTCAGTATTCATGTTATTATTTGTTTACACTTTTAATTTCTTCTGCCTCTTCATAGTACTCAGGCTTGTCTTCTCTAGGAGTTCCTGTTGAATAATCAATACCAAGTGCTATCTCACTTCCCATAATGAATCCATCATGGATTCTTTTGAAGGTTTTACCCTCTGTTGCTTTTATTGTCATGGTTTTGAACTTAAAGGATAAATTAAA